TTGATTTGCCGGATGGTTCGGTATCCATCAATTTCGGCGGCATTCCGTTCAAGCCTCCGGGCGACTCTGAAGAGCATACGGAAAATCTCGCCAAGCACATGGATGATACTGAGCTTAGCGGGATTGCCGATACGCTTTTGAAGCATATCCGTGATGACATTTCCCGGCAGGAGCAGCGGCTTCAGGATATTGTGAAGGGCGTTGATCTTCTTGGAATCAAGCTTGAGGAGCCTCGCTCGGAGCCCGGAGAAGACAGCATTTCCGTTGTCAGGCATCCGCTTTTGCTGGAGGCTATTCTACGATTTCAGGCCAACGCCCGTGGCGAAATGCTGCCTGCCGATGGCCCTGTGAAGGTTTCGAATGAAGGCGACCAGTCCAAGATGATGGACGAGGATGCGCGCCAGCTTGAAAAAGACATGAACCATTATCTGACATCTGGCGCTCCGGAATATTACCCGGATTGCGACCGGATGTTTTTTAGCCTTGCCATGGGCGGAGAGGCTTACAAGAAAGTCTATTTTCATCCGATCAAGCGCCGTCCGGTCAGCGAAACGATTGACCGTAAGGATTTGATCCTGTCTGAGGGCGCTGTTAGCCTGGAAGCCAATAGCCGCATCACGCATCGTTGCCGCATGAAGCCGAGCGATGTGAAGCGAATGCAGCTTGCCGGCGTATGGCGTGATGTTCCTCTTGGAGACGCATTTCTTGCCGGATTGATGGTTAATACTGTTGACACCGCGCTAGAACAGATTTCCGGATTTCAGCCGAAAACTGTTACCGATCCTGAAGACATGGATCGAGAAATCTATGAATGTTATTGCGAAATTGATCTCAAGGGATTCGAACATAAGGAGGACGGCGAGCTTACTGGCCTTGCGCTTCCTTATCGCGTCACTATTGATCGTGATTCTCGCCAAATACTTGAAATTAGACGTTGGTGGGAAGAAAAAGATGAGACATTTACTCGAAAAGAAGTTTTTGTCGAATATATCTTTGTTCCGGCGTTTCCCGGCGTTAACCTCGGTTTGCTGCATATTCTTGGTAACGCTGATCGCGCTCTTACAGCGGCTTGGCGAATTGCTCTTGACAATGGTATGTTGGCTAACTTTCCGGGCGGCATTATGGCTCGATCATCCGGAAAGCAGCAAACGACTACGATCAGGGTGGCTCCGGGACAAGTTGCGCCGGTAGATGTTGATGGCGTTCCTTTGAAGGATGCCTTTATGCCTATGCCTTACCGTGATGTCACGGGAGGCTTTGTCAATATCATCCAGATGATTGAGCAGGCGAGCCAGCGCCTCGGCGGAACTGCGGAAACGGCAGTTGGCGAGGGCAGGAATGATGCGCCTGTCGGAACTACGATTGCCCTGATTGAGCAGGCGACGCGGGTGATGAATGCCGTCCATAAGCGTATGCATTCCGCCCAGTGCAAGGAATTTGCTCTTCTGAAAGAGCTATTCAAAAAAGACCCTGAATCTCTTTGGCGTAGTAACAAAAATCCCGGCTTTGACAGAAATGTTATGCTGCTTCAGCGGGCTTTGGAGAACAAGGATATTGTTCCGAAGTCTGATCCCAACACTTCCAGCCAGACATTGCGCATTCAGAAGGCGATTGCTCTGAAGCAGGCATCTGCTGCGAATCCGATGCTCTATAATATGCGGGCTGTCGAAGAGCGGTTCCTGTCCATGATTGGCGTTGAGGATGCCGCTGATCTTATGAACAATCAGCCTCCGCCTCCGATGCAGGCTGATCCGTCTCCGATGATTGAGGCTCAGGCCAAGATGATTGCGGCGCAGGCCAAGCTTCAGGATATTCAGGCCAAGACCCAGATTTCTTCCGTGGACCAGCAGACAAAGATTGCTCTTGCCAAAGCCAAGCTTAAAGAGAGCGATACGAAAGCGATTCAGGCTCAGACGGATGCGGCCAATCATGCTGCCGACCGGGAGAGCAAGGAAAAGCTTGCCATGATTGACTTTGCTCAATCTGAGCTGGTTCATAAGGACAAAATTAGCGAGAATCAACGTCGCGCTGACATTGATACTGCTATGAAGATTGAAAAAGCACAGGAAGAACGTCGTCGTCACGCGATGGATGAAGCTCTTTCCGCCCAGCAACTATCGCAGAGCGAGACTGAGTGATGGACATTAAAGATATCCGTGACAAGCAAATCCGCGATGCTTTGATGATGGCGGCTGATCGTGCCTCCCGTGGCCGCAAGAAAGATTCGCCTAAAGAAAAACCGATGCCCAGGGATTTGGAGACTTTTTACAATCCGGAGGCAGGTTCGCGAATAAAAGACGGAATTTTGGAGCCTGGTGACTATGGTCCTAACTATGGCGCAGATGTAAAGAATTGGCGCGAAAAGCGCGGAGCGTATGGTCGGGAAAAAGGCTACAATCCCTGGGCCGATCCGGAGAATATGTATACTCATCCGTCCGAGGAGCGCCACGACCCGAATGACCCGATTTATAACGTCAGCCCGGAGGAATATCGAAAGGGCGCTTATGGTCGCGGAGTATATGCTTTAAGGAATGGTGGTCGCGCCGGTATGGCTACAGGCGGCGATCCAACAAGTAATTACATAAGCTCGCTATATCAAAACATTATGGGCCGAGAGGCTGATGTGGGCGGCGCTGAATATTGGAAACAGCAGCTTGAAGAGGGAAATATTACTCCTTCAGATATATTGTATAATTTTGCGCAATCGCCTGAATTCAAAAATGTTTATCAATCTGATCCGAGCAAGGCTGTAAGCTCTCTTTATCAAGCTGCTCTAGGCAGATCTCCGGATCAGGCAGGTCTTGATTACTGGAATCAGCAAGTAAAAAGTGGTCTAGGATTAGGAGATTTGGTTTCTGGGTTTACGGGTAGCGAAGAAGGAAGGTCTTACCAAAGCTACAAGTTCCCTGGACTGTATAACATTAATGATAGTGTTGCCGATCAAGACAGAAAGTATTCGGAACGATTAGTTGCGGATTTGTATCATTCCATCTTAGGTCGTGAGCCAGATCGGGAAGGTTTTAATTTTTGGACTCGTCAAATGATTGATGGCAAACAATCATATGATGATGTTGCTAATGCTCTTTTCGATTTGCCAGAAGCAAAAGAAAATTTTGTCAATCAAACTTACAAACAATTTTTGGGTAGAGAGCCGGATGCAGAGGGTAAAAAATATTTTACTCAAGCTCTACAGTCAGGACAAGCAACGCCTGATCAAATTTATGAAATAATTCAAAATAGCGAAGAAGCTGGCGATTTCGAAATATCTAACTTTATTCAGGATCAATATAAAGGATTGACTGGGCGCGATCCATCCAGGCAAGAGCTAAACTCAGCATTAGATCAATTAAAAAGTGGAGCTGTTACATTTGATCAGTTTCACTCCAATATGTTTAATTCTCCCGAATCTCAACAATATCAGGCAAGTAATTTTGAACCGTATCAGGTAGCGAGCGCTGAAGGTTCGGTAACCGTCGCTCCCAAACAGCTTCGAACTGCTTATGAGTATAGCAAAGCTAATGATGAACTCATTCGAAGCCTTCCTATTGAGCAGCAGGTGGGCGCTCTTCTTCAACAGGAAGGTGGAATTTGGGTTGATAAAATTTTAAATCCCAACACACCGAAAGAAATAAAAGATCAAGCTTTAAAGCAATTAGAAGGCATTGTTAATGTTGTAGCTAACCGCGCCGCAGTTGGTTTGACAGAGAATAGCGGAGGCAAGAAAAGTCCTTGGCGAGGCTGGTTTGATCGTCAGGAAAACGATCCAAAAAGCGTTACCAGTCAAATTTTGGCTCCTTCAGCTTTTTCCGCAATGAAAATTGGAGTGTCAAAATTAGCTAAAGAAGGCTACAATGCTATTGTAAATCAAGCTATTCCAAACTTTAACAAAGAAGAATATCAACCAATTATGGATATGATCAAGGGCGTTTTGTCTGGTCAACGTCCTGATATAACCCAAGGTGCAACACATTATAAAGCAAATTATGTCCATCCAGGCTGGGCAAAAAGGCTCCCTCTTCACACGGATTTAGGAGGAGCGCCTGGAGGAAAGGGACCATATCATCAATTTTATGGAGCCAAGGACAGGGCCGCTGAAGCCCAGCAGGCCAGATTTGGTGTATCCTATGGTGGCGCAGATGTTGACCCGGCCCTTGCTGGAGCTGGCGCAGGCGTAACTGGCGGTGGCAGTGGGACTGGTTATATTCCGGGCGGCGGATCTGGATATGTTCCAGGCGGTGGCGGAATATCTGGACCCGCCGATGTTTCAGGAGCCGGCGGAGATTATACCGGCGGTCATGGCGGTGGCGGAACCGGGCATGTCGGCGTCGGCACCGGTCATGGCGGCATCCACGGTGGGACACACACAGGAACTCCGCATGTGACTGGCGGCGTTCACACTGCTGGCCACGGCACGACCTATACCGGCGGTCATGGCGGCCCGCATGTAACGGGTGGCGTTAGTTACCTTGATTCCGGTGGCTATCATCCCGGTGGCTTTCATTCCGGCGGCGATTTTGGCTCTTATGCGGGCTCGCATGGATTTGGGCATTCGACAGTCGGCCACGGCGGTCATCATGGTAGCCATGTCAGTCCATACCATGGCTGGTCGTGGGATATGTTCCACTCACAAAACCCTTACGGCATTCATCACAGCTTCAAAAACGGCGGCGCTGTTAAAGACGCTCTCCGCATAGCCAGAGCTTCAGGTGGCGGCGCATGGACTCGCAAAGAGGGCAAGAACCCTGAAGGCGGGTTGAATGAAAAGGGCCGCGCCTCTCTTCGCGCGCAGGGCCATGACATCAAGCGCCCACAGCCGGAGGGCGGTTCTCGCAGGGATAGCTTCTGCGCGAGAATGAAGGGCATGAAGGCCAAGCTCACCAGTGCTGAAACGGCCAATGATCCGGATAGCCGGATTAATAAGTCGCTTCGCAAATGGAATTGTGCGGACGGCGGTGCGATTGATGATGCTCTTATGGTGGCTCGCAAATCTGGCGGAGAAGTCTGGAACAAACCGCGCCCTAAATCTCTCGGTAAGCCCGAAAAGCTGACATCAAAAGAAAAGGCAAGCGCCAAGCGCATGGCCAAGGCTGCTGGCCGTCCTTATCCTAATCTTGTTGACAATATGCGAGCCGCCAAAGCTGATGGCGGTTCTATTGATGATGCTCTCCGCATTGCGAAGAGGGCTAAATAACCGGATATCCGAAGGCGCTCTTAGGCTATCCTTTTACTTTTTATAGGAATAAAACAATGGCACATCCGTATAAATCAGAAGCGAAAGCTGGTCACAGCAAGAAGCTTGCGAGCTATGGCGCAAAGAAAGAAGCGAAGAACTGGGCTGGCGAAAAGGCGTTGAACACCGACCGTCAGGCCGGCATGGACATCATTGAAGAAGAGCCGTCCCTGTCCAAAAAGACCATGGACCGCATCATGCGCAAGGCTGGCGGTTCCGTTAAGGGCAAGGATGCTGTCAAGCGTCTGGATAAGGTTTCCCGCAAGGGCAAGCGCCTGAAGGCTGCCGATGGTCTCCCGTCCATTGAGGAGCAGCTTAAATCGGCTGAGCGTCTGAAGGAAATCCGCGCCCGCAAGATGCCGGAAGAGGGTCCGACGCGCGAGGAAGCCGAGAGCATCAATCGCAAACAGCGTTATTCCATTGAGGATCTGGCTGCTCCCGGTCGCAAGAAGGGCGGCAAGGTCTCCCACATGGAATGGGAACATTCCAAGAAAGATTTGGCCCAGGATCGCAAGCTGGCCAAAAAGCACGGCATGTCGCTTGAGAAATGGGAAAAGTCAAAGCTTGACGAAAAGCATGACAAGCAGCAGTCGACCGAAGGTCTAAAGAAGGGCGGTCGCGCCATGCGTGGCTCCGGTGGTCCGGTTGCTCCGAAGACGAAGTCCTACACTTCTGAGAACAAAGTCACCAAATCGGCCAAATCCGGCGATCGCATGGGCGCTCTTACGGAGGCCGCAAGGACGACTGATCGGGTTAAGAAGTTTGGCGGTGGTGGTCTGACTGAAGAAAAGTCCACGAGCAAGAAAGCCGGCAAGGCCACTAATCTGACGATTAACATTGGTGGTCCCGGTCAGGGTGGCGCGCAGCCGATGCCGCCGGCTCCTGCTATGCCGCCTGCTCCTCCGCCGCCTCCGCCCATGCCTCCGATGGGACCGCCGATGGGTGGAATGCCGCCTATGGGTCCGATGGGTGGTGGTATGCCTCCTATGGGCGGAATGCCTCCGATGGGTGGCGCTCCGATGATGCGTCAGTCTGGTGGCCGCGTTGGCAAACAGATTGGTGGCGGCATGATGGGCGCTTCGGCTCCGGGTTTCGCCAGCAATGTCCCGCCGATGGGCATGGGTTATGGCCAGCAGATGGATAATCAGCAGGTCAATCCGATGGATCTGATTGCTCTTGGCAATGCGCTTCGTAGCGGTGGCATGGGAATGGGAACGGGCATGGCTCCGCGCGGCTTCAAGAAGGGCGGTCGAGTCAATCCTGACGTTCCGGTCAAGCAGCCGGGTCGAACGGCTGAGGGCTACGCGAAAATGGATTATGGCTCTGTTAGCGGTAAGGGCCGCCGCCAAAAGATCCTTGCGCAGGAAGACTGATCATGGGCAGAAGGCCGAAGTTTGACAGGAATGAAAAGATCCTCGCAATGCGGCTTTCTGGCGTGACCTATAAAGAAATAGCCTCTGCCTTTGGGATAACTAAAGGCAGGGCTTTTCAGATTTGCAAATATATGATGGAAAAAAGAGGAGGCTAAAACGAATCTCGATCTGCGATTTTATCGGGAGTTGGAAGACAGAATTTCCAGTGAATTAGAAAAGCTCGCTGCTGAATTAATCGCTGGAAAGGCAGTTGATTGGCCTGATTATAAAATGAGGGTTGGTCGGCTGAAGGGTATGCAAGAAGCTCTTGCATTCGCAAAAGAAGTCCAAAAAGAAGTTTTGGGCGTTGAAAGGAAGTAAGCCATGCCGGCTTTACAGATGTTGCATGATCGCGATCCAAAAGAAGCTCTTTTGGAGAAGGTAGGCGATCTTTCTGGTATTGAGATATTTGGATCAGACGTTCTGGTTGCCATATATCGCAGGCCAGAAAAAACAAAATCGGGTATTATTCTTGCGGATTCCACCAGATCAGAGGATCGGTGGCAATCAAAATGCTTTTTGGTCCTTAAATTAGGTCCGACAGCCTATCTGGATGATGAGGGAAATCGTTTCAGGGACATTAAAGAGGGCGATTGGGTCGTAGCGCGCTGCTCGGACGGCTGGGAAGTCACTCTGAATACCCTGAAAACAGGAATTTCCAAGGAAGACACGGTTTCTTGCCGGATTTTCTCCGATCACGCAATCCGCGCCCGTGTCGCTGACCCTGATTCCATCTACTGAGGGCTGAAAAATGGAAGATATTGAAGAAAATTTGGGTGAAACCGTCAAATTGGACGAAGATCCCTCTGTTGTTGTTGAGATTGAAGAGCCAAAATCCGAAAAAAAGGCTAAAAACGAGCCTGATGAGCGTGAAGTTGCTCTTAATGAGATGCGCGCTCAGTATGAAGAGCAGAAAAAGCGCCTTGAGATTGAGCGTAGAGCCCGTGAACAGGCTGAACAATATGCCTACCAGCAGGCAAAGCAGGCTCACAGCGCCCGCGCAGAGGCAGAAGACAGCAATCTCCGCACTATTTTGAACGCCATCGCTGCCGACGAGCAGGTTGCGACAAATGCAGAGCGTGTTTACGCGGATGCTGTGGCTACAGGCGATACCGCACTGGCTGCCAAGGCTCAGCGTGAGATGGCCAGAGTTGAGGCTCGATTGCTTCAGCTCGAAAATGGCAAGCGAGCGCTTGAGGAAAGGCTACAGACCGCCGAGGGCAGGGTATCTGAGCCCGAAATGCCCAGGTTTGCGCCTCAACAGCCGGCTGATCCTGTTGAGATGTATGCTTCCCGGCTAACGCCCAAAAGCGCAGCCTGGCTAAGATCGCATCCTGAAGCGGCCAATTCAATTAATAAGCTCACGGCGGCGCATACTGCTGCGGTAGAGCTTGAAGGAATTGAAGCAGAGTCTCCGGAATACTTTGCTTACATTGAGAGCAAGCTTGGTTATTCCGGTGGCGGGAGAGACAGCAAGAGCGAACCCAGAAGGTCTAAATCCAATATAAGTTCAGCGCCGGTTTCTTCGTCAAGCTCCATGATGGCTCCGCGTTCCAGCGGATCATCTGGTTCTATTACGCTGAGCCCTGCTGAAGTTGAAATGGCCATGCTGGCTGAGCCTGATTTGCCGCGTGAGAAAGCTCTGGAAGCTTATGCCCGGAACAAACAGGCGCTTCTCCGCGAAGGCAAACTTAATTAAGGATTTGGACAATGACTGGTTTTGAAAACATCGACATCCCGGATATCCGTTCCTCTGAAGCCCGTGCTGCATCTCGCGAACCGAAGGCGAGGCCGAAACTGGACTCTACTTCGTCTTCTCTTGCGCGTGCGGAAGCCCGTTTGCGGGAAATCCGTGAAAGCCTGCCGGAGGGCGGTGCGCTTCGAGACAAATTCTGGGCTCCCCAAGCTCCGGCAGGATGGACTTATGAATGGAAAGTCCGGACGGTTATGAATGAAGAGCAATCATCGTATATCGTTGAATTGGCTCGAAATGGCTGGGAAGCTGTCCCGTTGAGCCGCCATCCTGACATGATGCCGGCAGGTTGGAAGGGCGATACGATTGAGGTTGAGGGTCTGGTTCTTATGGAGCGCCCGTCTGTTCTGACAGAAGAAGACCGCGCTGCTGAGGTACGGGCTGCCCGTGAAGCTGTAGCCACAAAAGAGGCACAACTTCGGGATGGCAGGGCTAGCGATCTGGGCAAGCGCGAGGTTCAGCGCTTCTCGAAAAGCCGCTCTCCGATTAATATTCCGGGTGACGAATAAGCAATTGTTGACTTGAAAGTCAATAAAGGCTAAATATTCGCAGACTACGGAATTCTGTCTAGTAATAGACAAAAGAATTAGGTGGGGACCGCAGGGTTGGTCCCTCCTTTTATAAAGTCGATCCGCGCCGGATTGGCATTCATCTTCTCCGCTAAAATCTCCCACGCGCTGTTGGCGATTAGGCACTCTCTGAATTCAGGAGGGTGTGTTGACAAACACCTTTGCTCCCTTCGGATTCCGTCCAGTTTCGACCAGCAATGGCCCGATCAACTGGCGTGTTTCCACTCGTCGCGTCGCGGCGGGAAATTCTACGCCCATCTATAAGGGCGACGTTGTCATGCCGGTAGTTGGCACGCCGACGGGTTATATTACGCTTGGCGTTCCTGGCACGATTGCCGCGACGGTTCCTGCCGCCGGCATCTTCTGGGGCTGCCAGTATCTTTCGACGACGCAGAAGCGGACGGTCTGGTCTCAGTATTGGCCCGGTTCTGACGCGACTGGCGACGTTATTGCGTTTGTGATTGACGATCCGAATGCTCGCTTTGTCGTTCAGACGAGCGGTTCTTCGTTCCAGATCACTGGCACTAACTCCGCCTTCACGTCGTCTCCGGTTGGCCAGTATGCCACGTTCAACGCGGGCGCTGGTTCGGCCACCACGCAGCAGTCTGGCCAGTATCTTGATACGGTCGGAAGCACGGCTGCCTATCCGTTCATTATCACGGACATGGTCATTGACCCGCCGGGAGCTAATGGCACGGATGCGACGAGCAACTACAACTATGTGGTTGTCGGCTTCAACAACGAGTGGCTGCGCAGCAATGCGGGCGTCACTGGCATCAGCTAAGGAGTAGAGACCAATGGCTGTTAATCTTAGCGCCATCCGCGATCTGCTCCTTCCGGGCCTTCGCGGTGTTGAGGGTAAGTATCCTCAGATCCCGAGTCAGTGGGACAAGGTCTTTGAAAAGGCCAAGTCCAACATGGCTCTCGAGCGTACCGCTGAAATGCGTTACCTCGGCCTTGCCGCCATCAAGACTGAAGGCGGTGCGGTTAGCTTCGACAACAACGCTTCCGAGCGTTACGTCTATAATCAGGAGCATTACGAGATCGGTCTCGGCTACGCGATCACTCGTAAGGCGATTGATGACAACCTGTATAAGACCCAGTTCACGCCCACGAATCTTGGCCTGATCGAGTCCTTCGGTCAGACGAAGGAAATCTATGGCGCGAACATTCTTAACACGGCGACGACGTATAACTCGGCGGTCGGCGGTGACGGTGTTGCTCTCTGCTCCACCTCGCATCCGATTGACGGCGGCGTTGTTGCTAATCGCCCGACTGTCGACGTTGATCTTAACGAAGCCTCGCTGCTTAACGGTATGATCAGCATTCGTCAGAACTTCAAGGACATCGCCGGCCTGAAGATGTTTGCGCGTGGTCGCAAGCTCATCATTCCGCCGACCCTTGAGCCGACGGCGATTCGCCTTACCAAGACGGAACTCCGTCCGGGCACGGCAAACAACGACGTCAACGCTATCCATACGACCGCAGGCGGTCTGCCGGAAGGCTACATGGTCAACGACTTCCTGACTTCGACGAAGGCCTGGTTCCTTCTGACGAATATCAAGGGTCTTGTCTACATGGAGCGTATCCCGTACGAAATGGATATGCAGGTAGACTTCACCACGGATAATTTGCTAGTGAAGGGATATGAACGTTATAGTTTCGGCTACTACAATTGGCGCTCAATTTTTGGTAGCTTCCCGACCTAATTGATTTAAGTCGCTGTATTTATTCAACAATGCAGCGACTTAATATTTTCGGGTGTTGGCTTTACATTATCATTAAGCCAAAGTATAATCTTCAAATCGTAGCTACGATTGGGAGATATGCGATGGTAAAAAATGTAGAGCTGACATTCGAAGAATTGTCCAATGTTTTGAGTTATGACGCCTATTCAGGTTCTTTTACCTGGAAGGTGACAATTAACTCCAGAGCTAAGGCAGGAGAAAAAGCAGGCGTTTGGCAGCGTATGCAAAATGGCAAAGATTATTTTTCGATCACTTATAAGGGTCGAAAGTTATCTGGAGCCCAGCTTGCATGGTTGCTTCATCATGGCGAATGGCCAGATAGGTCAACCTTCTTCATTGATGGCGACACGACAAATCTTCGGATATCAAACATCAAGCTAGCTGATTACAAGGCAGAGCGGGTTGTTAGAGAAGATGGTTCTACTCGCTATAAAATGTCTAAGGATCAGCAACGACACTATGGCTTGATGCGCTATTATGGAATGTCTGTTGGCGAATATGCCGAGATGTTTCGGAAGCAGGATGGCAAATGCGCCATCTGCAATCAGCCGGAAACTGATAAAGATCGTCATGGGAACATTCGTGTTCTAGCAGTCGATCACTGTCATGCTACTGGCGCTGTTCGGGAACTTCTTTGCTATGCCTGCAATAGTATGCTTGGGCAAGCCAAAGATAACATTGATGTTTTACTTGCTGGTGCTGAGTATCTCAAAAAGCATTCAGCTTAACGCACAACCCCAAAGGATGTGAATAATGGCACTTACCAATTTTCCCAACGGCATTACCTCTTTCGGTGTGCCGGTCGTTGGTGGCGTTGGCGGCATTCCGCTGACTGGCACCTGGTGGTTTGTTAACCCGGCTTCGGGTTCTGACGCCTATGATGGGCAGTCTCCCGAGACGCCTTTCCAGACGATTTATGCTGCCTATCAGGCTGCGGCTGACGGCAATAACGACGTTATTGTCCTGATCGGCAACGGTGCGACCAGCGGCACGGCGCGTCTTTCTCTTGCGAATGCGCAGGCGGCAAACAGCGCTGCGACGAGCGGCTCTCTTATTTGGGCGAAGAATGCTCTTCACCTGATTGGCGAGGGTTCTCCGACCGGCATCAGCAATCGCGCGCGCATGGCTCCGCCGACGACCTATACGGCTGCGACCTTCCTTAATGGTCAGCCGGTTGCTTCGACGCCGGTTGTGAAGGTCACTGGCTCTGGATGTATCTTTGCGAACTTCCAGATCTGGGGCGGCTTCTCGACGGGTAATGCCGGTATGATTACCTGGCAGGACGAGGGCAACCGCAACTATTACGCCAGCGTCCATTTTGCTGGTCAGTCTGACGCAGCTTCGGCTTGCGGCACGGCTTCGCGTTCGCTGGTTCTTTCCGGCGGCGGCGAGCATGTGTTTCAGGACTGCACCGTTGGCGTTGATACTGTTCAGCGCACGACGGGCGTTACGCGCACGCTTGAGTTCAAGGACGGCACGGCTCGCAACTCGTTCCTTGGTTGCGTATTCCCGGTCACGCTGGCGTCTGCTTCGGCTGCTTCTCGGACGATCTACACGGCTGCTGCGGCGGCTGCGGATCGCTGGCAGCGGTTTGATGGCTGCACGTTCATCAACGCGGTTGGCTCGGGTTCAACGGCCCAGACGGCTCTTGTCGATCTGGCTGCCTCGACGGGTGGCGTTGTCATCCTGAAGAACTCGACGGCTGTTGGTTCGACGGATCTGTTCGCGAATGCGACGACTGCCGGCCAGATGTATATCGACGGTGGCGCTCCGACTGCGGCTACCACGGCCCTTGCTGTTAATCCGGCCTAATCCCAAAGATTAAGGAGATAGAATATGAAAGCTCATTACAAGAAGGGTGGCTCGGTTGAGCCCCAGGGCAAGATGGTTGCCAACCCGACTCCGTCCGATGTTTACGCCGGCGAAGATTCGGAAGTTGTGAAGTCTGCCAAGAAGCGCAAGAAGGGCGGCAAGGTTTGTGGCCCAATGGCCATGAAGCGCGCTGACCGCAAGCCGCGCAAGTCTGGCGGCAAGGTCTCGGCGGGCTGGGATGCGGCCTCCACGACGCACAATCCTCCGGGCCGCAATCTGGTTGACTGATTATGGATTGGCCCGCTTCGGCGGGCCTTTCTTTTCGGAGGTTGTCATGGCTGAGAAATGGATCCAGTCAGCAATAAAAAAACCTGGGGCGTTGCGTAAATCGCTGAAGGTTAAAGAGGGTGAAACAATTCCGACCGGCAAGCTTAAAAAGGCTTCGCATTCGGAAAACCCGACGCTTGCCAAGCGGGCAAATCTGGCTTTGACTTTGAAAAAACTCAATAAGCGCCATGGCGGTCAGGTTGACGGCGCGATTTCAGTTAAAAGACTGGATCGGAAGCCTCGCGCTGGCGGTGGCTGCTACTAAGGAATTTTATCATGCAAGGCATTCAGGTAGTTGCCGGTCCTTTGGCCACGGCTGATGATAATGGTATTTGCGAATCGCAGACTCCTTCGGCCGGCCCTTTGACATTAAATGGCGCGCTTGTCTCTAGTGGCGTTGCAAGACTTGGAACTGCTCGACGAGTGCTTGTTACTACAGCTGGCAATGAAACCGGTAAGACGATGATTATTACCGGGACAGATGTTAATGGGAATACAATCTCCGACACGGTTAGTTTGCCAAATGCTTCAACTGTTTACACAGATTTAGATTTTCTTACTGTTACTCGTGTTACGATAAGCTCTAATGCAGCAGCTGGCATTATTGTCGGAACTAATGGAATTGGTGGATCTCGCTGGGTGCGATTTGATGATTTTGCCCCAGGCAGTATCTCAATCCAGCTTACAGTTAGTGGAACTGTAAACTATACGCTTCAAGCTACTCTCGATGATCCAAATGATCCATTTAGCCCTGTAACAGCTGAAAATGTAACCTGGGTTAACTCTTCAGATTTAAATGTCGTAGCTGTTGCGGCAACTCGTCAGAGTAATTTCCTTTTTGCGCCCAAATATGCCCGTGTGCTTATCAATAGCGGAACGGGAACGGTTACGGCTACATTCGTCCAGAGCAGCAATGGACCGATCTAATGTCTGGTATATCTGCTGGAAACGGCTTAAGCGCAGGAAATAATCTTTCTACGCTTACGGCATTATCTCCTGATAATGGGCTATCTTTCAATGGCTTCCCTGCTGCTAATCCGACAAACTCTCTATTGCTTGAATCCGGCTCATACTTGCTTTTGCAGGATGATAGTCATCTCTTATTGCAGGCATAATCATGGCTGACCAAAAGCTTCCTTCACTTCCTGCCGCTTCAACTCTTACAGGGTCAGAGGTTTTATATGGCGTCCAGTCATCAGCATCTGTGAAGATCAGCGGAAATCAAATTAAGACATTTACTAATGTCCCTGGTGGAACAGACGGGCAAGTCCAGTGGAATAGTAATGGCGCTTTTGGGGGATTTGATGTTTCTGGAGACGCTACATTAGTTACATCAACTGGCGCTCTTACGGTTTCCAAGATTGGTGGCATCCCAGTTTCTTCTAATTATGTTTCTAAGACAGGAACATATACTGCAAGTTCAAGTGACTTTGTAATTGATTGCACCGCTAATACATTTACAGTTAGCCTTCCGACAGCAGTTGGTATTACTGGAAAGCAATATTGTATTAAGAATAGTGGAACTGGTGTTATTACGATTGATGCCAATGGATCTCAAACAATTGATGGCGAATTAACTCGCATATTATCAATTCAGTATGGGGCTATTTGGATTATTTCCGATGGCGCAAATTGGAAGGTTATCTAATGTCTTACAATACTGCCCCAAATCCTCATGCAACATTCTCATCATCTGTTGATCAGGCGATTGTTGATTCTGCATTGGCTCAAGTCGTCACATTCAATACAACAATAAATTCAGCCGGCATTTCTCTTGGAGATAATACAAAAATTATATTGCCGCAAACAGGCAATTATTTATTTTCAATTTCCGCTGTTGCGTTTTGCACGGCGGGATCTGATCAAGAAGCTTCAATATGGTTTAGAAAAAATGGGGATGACGTAGCAAATTCTAACACTTATCTAACTGTTCCTAAAAATAACAACATGATTGTTGCAGTTACTCTTAGTCTTCCCTGCACAACTGCGGGTGACTATTATGAATTGTGGTTTTCTGGGCAGTCCACAAGCGTTAGACTTGATTCTGTCGCTGCTATTACAGGCTCATCAACCTTCCCGCCAAATCAACCTGCTTCACCTTCAATTATTATAACTGTTGCTCAAATAGGTTAATAAATAATGGCCAATACACCTATATCTGGGCTTAACCCAGGCGTTGCTATTAGCGATACGGATTTATTTCCCGACGTTCAGACGGTAGGTATTGGCCCGGTAAGGGTTACTGCTTCTCAGATTAAAACATATACTTCTAATAGCCCAGTGCTTGTTACGCCTAATATCGGCGTTGCAACCGGAACGAGCCTGGCTCTTGGTGGCGCTGCTATTGGCTCTAATGCGCTGGCTGTTACTGGAACGGTTGATTTCAATGGCGCTGTTACGCTTGGAACGCAGCAGAGCATTCAAGGATCTCTTGTTCTTTCCAACACTGCCGCTGGCGCGTACGAGACAACGTTAAGATCCTCAAATTCATCAAGCGTTGCCTGGACATTTACGCTTCCTCCGAATGCCGGAACAAACGGCTTTATTCTGACTACGAATGGATCTGGCGTATCTGCCTGGACTAATCCGACTGCTCTTGGCATTGATATAGACGTTAATTCCACGGCTATCACGGGTGGCGTTAGTGGTAGGCTTGTTTACGATAACGCGGGCACTTTTGGTGAGATTTCAGCCATTACAACCAATGGCTCCGGAGCGTTAACTATCGGATCTCAGCAGACGACCCAAGGCTCTATTGTGTTGGGCAACACCGCTTCTGGTGCTTTTTCTACGACAATTCAGTCATCAAATAGTTCTTCGGCAGCCTGGACGCTGACGCTTCCGACCACTGCCGGGACGAGCAATTATGTTCTTACCACAAATGGTTCTGGCGTATCATCCTGGTCTCAGGTTAGCCTAACTGCTGGCGTAACAGGGATATTGCCGCTTGCAAATGGTGGAACAAACGCAAATTTGACTGCCTCTAATGGCGGTATTTTTTATTCAAATGCCACGGCTGGAGCTATTTTATCTGGCACTGCCACCGCTGGGCAGCATTTGCAATCCGGCGCTAATTCGGCTCCTTCGTGGACAACGGCGACATTCCCGTCTACTGCGACCGGAACGGGTTCAATACTTCGGGCTGATGGAACAAATTGGACTGCCACAACTGCAACATATCCCAATACGACCGCGGCAGGCACAGTTTTAGTCTCTGCTACTGCGAGCGCTATTACCGCTTCGTCTTCTCCGACCTTGGGTGTTCAGCAAACCACGCAAGGTTCTCTTGTCCTTGCCAATACCGCTGCTGGGGCTTTCGCGACAACAGTTAATTCATCTAACTCTTCTACGGAAGCATGGACACTCACACTACCGCCCAACAAGGGAACTAATGGGTATATACTGACCACAAATGGTTCGGGCGTATCCTCATGGACGAATCCAACGGCACTAGGTATTGACCTGGATGTTAACACGACGCCCATAACAAATGGCACGGCTGGACGACTGCTTTTTGAGGGTGCGGGCAACGTTCTTCAGGAAAGCGCAAATCTTACATTTTCTTCCAGCACATTAACGCTTGGCGTTGCATCTTCCGCCACTGGCTCTGTAGCATTGACGGGCGCGACGAGCGGGACGGCAACAATAACGGCGCAAGCTGTTGCAGGAACTCCGACGCTAACACTGCCAACTGCAAGCGGGACTCTTGTATCAACAGCAACTTCTCCGCTTTCTATCAACGCAACAAGCGGAGATATTTCAATTACTGGCTTGGCGGGTGGGGTTCTTGCCGGCTCAACTCCTGCGTTTACTGCCACTCCAACACTTGGAGTTGCCGGAACGACGGTAGGAACCATTGCATTTGCCAATGCTACATCTGGAAGCATTACTCTTTCGCCTGCAACTGGTGCGCTTGGGTCATCAACTATAACTATACCGGCGACGACTGGAACGATGACCGTTCTGGGAAATTCCACTACTGGATCTGGCAATATTGTACTTGGCACATCTCCTTCTTTGACAACTCCATCTCTCGGAGTTGCAACAGGAACTAGTCTTAATATAAATGGCGCGACACTTGGAACAAACAATTTAGCAGTAGTGGGAACGTCATTTTTTAATGGAAGTGTTGGTATTGGGGCAAACGCACTTTCTTTTACTCAGTTTTATGTAAACTCCTCATCTAATATTAATGCAAGATTTGAAAGACAAAGCGGAGCAGCCGTAGATATTCTTGCTCAATCAACATTAGGTGCCATTGGAACGGCTAACTCTAATCCATTTTTGTTTTACACAAATGGCTCCGAGTCGGCCAGGATAGATCAAAATAAGAATTTTGTTATTAATACAGCAGCTATTGCGACAAACGCAACTAATGGATTCTTGTATATCCCGTCGTGCGCGGGAACTCCTACTGGCGTCCCAACGACATATACTGGTAGACTGCCTATTGTATATGACTCTACAAATAATATGTTATACATATACAATGGGGGGTGGAAATCGGCTACGTTTACTTAATCAGGGAGGGATCAATCATGTCTTTAATTTATGAAACCGTAATTAATGAAATGCAGGTTAAAACAAATATTGATAATAAGAAAAATGTTGTGTTCATAATAAATTTTAATATCGTTGGAAGTGATGATGGGTTTTCGTCATATGAAAATTTAAATTATGAAATAGGATATGACAAATATTCTGATTTTGTCTCTTATGAAAATCTGACCAAAGAAATTGTCTGTTCATGGATTACTAAATCACTTGGCTACGAGCTTGACAATATCAAAAACAAAATTAAACTAAACATTGAAGAAATGAAAAATCCAACCGTTAAATCTATTCCTCTCCCATGGTAGAATGAGGGCAAAATGGACAATATACCTGTTACCTTGACGGCAAATGAATGGAATGTTGTTCTTAATGCTTTGTGTCAAAGGCCATTTGCCGAGGTAAATTTTCTTATATATAAAATAAAAAACCAAGCTGATGCTCAGGCTGAAATAAATAATATTGGTAATAATTCTGATATATCTCAAAATACATAGAGAGAAAATTAATGGCATATGCATCCAAAGAGGGTAGAGCGAGAATAAATTCCCGCTCTCCACAGGCTGCTGGCCAATGTGATCGATGTGGCTTTCTCTATAGCCATAGCCACCTCCGCTGGCAATTAGATTATAGCGGATCTGGATTATACAATAAACGCATTTTAGTATGTGAGAATTGCTACGATACGCCTCAGCAACAGTTGAAGGTTATAGTTATTCCGCCAGATCCAATGCCTATCTTAAATGCCAGACCTCCAGATTATGAAAATTCTGTAACAAATATTCGCCAAACATATCAAACTCCATTAACTGATCCTGTAACTGGATTGCCAATACCGCAAGGTGATACCAGAGTATCAAATGCCAAATTGTATTTGGACAATGAGTTGTTGATGGAAAATTTGTCCGGGTGCATACAGTTAGAAAATAGAGCATTATGTTTATCAGCAGAAAATTCTGCGCAAGAAGAATATGTTAGGGTTACCCAGCAAACCGGCGAGCCTCCAGGTGGGCTAAATGAGTTTCCTGGAACCAACTTTCAGGTTCCTGGAAATGATGATCCCGGGCTTCCCTACGGAAACGAAGAAGTACCACAGACAGGACCACTATAATGGCATATGTTCAGATTCCTAATCTTCCTGCATCGGCCGGTGTTAGTGGTGGAGAACTTGTAGAGGCCGTTCAAGCTGGATCGTCCGTTAAGCTGACAACTGGACAAATTGCGTCATTGTCTAAGCCAAATGGCGGAGCTTATGCGGGAAACATTAGTTTCTCAAATGTTTTGCCAGATGGAGCTAATACTGCCAGATATTTACAAACAAGATTTTCAGATTGTCTTAATGTCAAGGATTATGGGGCAATTGGCGATGGCGTAGCCGACGATACAAATGCTTTTTTATCTGCAATTGCTGCTACAAATACAACTGCACCAGAAGGAACATTGCTTGGCAAGGCCATATACATCCCATCTGGAACTTATTTAATTAAAAGAATAAACATAATAAAGTCCGTTGTGTTATTTGGCGACGGGTCAACTTCAACAAAAATCTTATGTGCGCCCTTGGTTAATAGCGATGTTTTAAATTTTAATGGCGTTGATGGAATTGAAATAATTGGAATTACTGTAGACGGAAATAAGGCAGCTCAAATATCTGCTCCAGTTAATTCTGGAAACCCGGTAGCTTTTGTTAGCTGCTCAAATGTTTATATGCACGATTGCGTTTTTACAAACGCTCTTGGCAACGGCATGATAACATTTGGTGGTTTTAATTTCCATTACGAAAAGTGTTATTTTACAGATAATAACGCAAATGGAACATATCACACTACTACTGCGGTAGCAATAGATAACGGAACAAAAAATATTACCGGAACAAATTGTGTTTGCAGTAATAATGGTTTTGATGGTTTTTGCTTTGATCCAGGATCGGATAACTGCACGCTTTCGGCGTGTCTTTCTTTTTTAAATCTTGGCTGCGGATATAATGTTTTTGGAAATAACTCTGGAATATTTGCCAGAAATGTAACCCTTGTTGGATGTATTGCAAAAAGGAATAGCCTTGAAGGGTTTAGTGTTGTTGCAAGTTATAATGTTACAATTTCCGGATGCCAATCTATTGAAGATGGCCAAAACGGATTTCCTGGAAGAAATCATGGGTTTATTGTTCTTGGAGATTTTGTTGGGCAGGGAAGGATTTACAATGTAACAATTAATAATTGTTTAATTTTTGCTCCTCGCGGTCATGGAATTTTTTGCGATACTACAAATGGAACAACTCACGCAAATATTATTATTTCTGATACTTTAATTTATAACGTCGGGCAAAGCAATCCGGGTAATTACGATGGGATACATTTAACAGAAGTCGAAGATGTTCTTATTTCTGATATCTTTATAAAAGATACAGATGTTCCTAAAAAAATGAGATTTGGTATCTCTACTTCCGCCGACTCTACTGGTGTTAAAATAATTGGCGGAACTGTGGAGTCCGGGACTTTAGGCAAATATAATGTTTCTAATGGAGATGTATTTATAGCTCAAGAAATTAACGATGGAGAATATTCTGTATTTACAAAAACCGAAGACAAAGGAATTTCAGTATATGGTGCTGCGCGCCCTAGAATTACTTTAACTCCCACAGCTACATCTACAAGCGCAAGATTTTATGCCAGGGAATCAAGCTGGTATGCAGCTGGTATTTGGAATAACATTCAATGGAATACTAGCTGGAATTTGGATAATGAATCATATCCCGGCTGGGACGTATCCACTAATTCTGATTTAGATATATTTCAAGTTAGAAGAGCAACATCTGGAACAAATCCAAGAAACTTAACAACATTATTTACTATTAGAGTTAATGGAACAACTGAAAATATTGCGGAAATACAAAACTATCCGTTACCTCGTTACGTAACTACACCCTCGCCATCTGGTTCAATTGGCAGATTTTACTCAAGAGAATCAAGCTTTTTTGCTTCTGGTTTTACGAATAATATGAATTGGAGTGCAGATTGGTTACTCGACGATCAGTCAAAATCTGGATGGGATGTATCTACTAATTCTGATCTTGATATATTTCAAATCAGAAGGGCTGCGCCCGGTCCCGATCCGGTAACTCCTGTTAAAATATTCCAAGTAGAAGCAACTGCTTATGCTAACAATGCAACGAATCTTTTTGTTTTGCATAATGATGGCTCAACGACAACACTTAAAAGAGTTAATGTTGGGGCTGCTGATAGCGCGGGAACGGGATTTAGAGCGCTTCGAGTTGATAACTAAGTAGGAAGAAATGGCCAATAATGACCAAGTAACAATTTGGGGAGGAATCCCAAGATTTGGCACAACTCCCACGACCGGACAGGCCATTGCTGGTGGGGGTAATGGATTTGTCATTTATGATAGTGCAATAGATAATATTAATATACCTGCATCCAAAATAAGAATAGGAAATCAATATAAAATAACTTTTGCGGGCTCAACTGATTTTGTTTTATTGGGTTCTGCAAACAACAATGTCGGAACAATATTTACTGCAACTTCAAGCGGAACAATTTCATCGGGAACAGGAATTGTTTCGATAGAGCCTACGCCTGCTACGCCTCTTCCAAACAAAAACATGGAACTGGCCAATAAAACAATAACCGGCGTAACAACGCAATATTATGGATTTGCTGGATATTCCGGGTCATATTATTCAACGTCAACACAGGCAAATTTGGCGGCGCAAAATCTTGTAAATTTTAATCAAACTTCCATACAATATGGCGTTTACCTCACCGGATCTCCGACAAGCAGATTGACTGTTCAAAATGCTGGTGTGTATCGGATTAGCGGGACTTTGGACTTTTACTGCACAGATGTAAAGCCTCCGACATCTGTTCCTGTAAGCACCACAAGCATTACAGTCAGTGGTCCTTTTCCAGAAACGATCACAATATCTGGACAAACTGTTGATGTCGAATGGGACGATGTTGCGCTTGAGACATCTTTGGGTGTTTGGATAAGAAAAAATGGCGTTGATGTTCCCTGGACCAAAAGGGCTTATAGTTTGATTGGCAATGAAGCCAGAATGGTTGTAAGTATTGATTACATGTTGGTTTTGGAAAATGATGAATACGCCGAACTTGTGTGGGAATCTGCCAGCGCCAATACATCTTTGTATAATGCTGCTGCTGATTATCCTTCCGCACTCATAAACATTACTTTGGTGAGATAAATGGCCACATCCGGGACGTATGCGTTCAATCCTGCTCTTGGTGAGATTGTCATTGGCGCTTATGCCCGTTGTGGCATTCGCCGAACTGAGCTTACCCAGCAGCACATGGAAGACGCACGATTTGAATCCAATATGCTCATGTCTAATTGGGCTGGCAACGGGATCAATCTGTGGCAGGTGGATACGGGAACGATAAACCTTATCCAGGGTCAGGCGGCATATACTATTCCCACAAATACAGTTTTCCTTTTGGATGTATACATAACGCAAGGAAACAATCCGGCAATCAACAGGCTGATCCTGCCGATTAGCCGCACTGACTATGCGTCGATTGCCAACAAGACCCAGCAGGGATTTCCCACATCCTATTGGTTTGACAGGTTAATCAATCCAAATTTATACATTTGGCCACTTGCAAATCAGGATGGAGCGTATACACTCACTTATTACAGGATGCGACAGGCTCAGGACAGTGAGTTATCCAATGGGACAAACGTCGAGGTTCCGTGGTATCAACTTGATGCCTTTCTGGCGGGTTTGGCTTCTCGATTAGCAGTTATCTATGCTCCCGATAAGGTTCAAATCCTTGAGCCTCTTTATCAGGCGTCGTGGCAAAAGGTTCTTCAGGCAGGAACAGAAAACGTTCCGTTAAAGATTTCTCCGCAGCTTCGCTCTTACTTCCGGTAAGCCAAAATGGCATTGACCTACACAACCTATGTTGCCCAGATAGCCAATATTATGGCTGCGCAATCGTCTACGACGCAGTTCCAGACGATGTTGCCTGGTTGTATAGATTACGCAGAACAAAGATTGTACCGTGAGCTAAATCTTATATTTACGCGTGCTACGGTTACTGGCACGCTCTCTCCAAATACAAGATCGTTTACCCTTCCGAATGCCACTGGCTCCATTCCGTTCATAACGGTGAGCAATGTGAATGCGCTCATTTCCGGAAGCCGCAGGCCGCTTGCGCATATGCCTTCAAATGTGGTTGATTACCTTGCTCCAAGCGATACCGCTTCGGCGGGTAATTTTCCGACGATGTATTATATGAAGGATCAGTCAAATCTAATTGTTGGCCCTTCGTCCACCACATCTACAACTCTTGAAATACTTGGCACATACAGGCCGGCGCCTCTGTCTGTCAGCAATACAACGACACAGCTAACAAATTTCTTCCCGGATTTGTTCATTGCCGCTAGCATGATATTTGCCTCCGGTTACATGAGAGACTTTGGCGCTCAATCTGATAATCCGCAGCAGGCTCAGTCATGGGAAGCTCAATATGAGCTATTAATTAAATCTGCGCAGACTGAAGAAGCCCGCAAGCGGTTTAATGAAGAGGCGTATAAACAATGAATTATCTGGAATACGCTTTGGTAATTGCAAATCAAATTCCTGTGGACAAATCGTCTACGGCATTTCAGGCATTTCTTCCATCAATTATAGATTATGCAGAACAACGTATTTACAGAGAGTTAAATCTTTTATCAACTCGCATTCGTAATTCTTCGTCAAATTGCACTGCAAATAATCGTTCATTTACTCTTCCTACAAATCTTGGGACATTTATAACGGTTACAGAAATAAGCATAATTACTCCAGTTGGAAGCACAGCCGCAAATGGAACGAGAAACGTTCTTATGTCTGCGGCAAAAAAGCTTGTTGATGTTGTTGCTCCCACAAATACAGCGGTATCTGCATCTCAGGTGCCGTCCATGTATTATATGCTTGATCAGCAAACTGCTATATTCGGACCATCTCCGGGAGCTGCCTTTAATGTTGAAGTTACGGGAACAATTCGTCCGGCTCCATTGTCGGCTACAAATACGACGACATTTTTGACAACAAATTTACCGGATTTGTTTGTCGCCGCCAGTATGGTATACGCCGGAAACAACATGAGGGATTTTGGCATTGAGGCCGGCAACGCTGCAATTGCCCAATCCTGGGAGCAGCAATATCAGGCATTGTTCGCCTCCGCCAATGCGGAAGAGACTCGCAAGCGCTATAATCTGGAAGTTAGCCAATGAGCATGAATTATACCTCATACACGCTTAGGCTTGCTTCGTTTATAACGACCAATCCGGACAATGTTGACTATACTGTTTTGATACCGTCAACTATAGATTATGCAGAACAACGCGTTTACCGCGAACTGGATTTATTATCCACAGTTGTAACAAATGACACAGCTTCAACGACTGCCGGAAACAGGAATTTCACCCTTCCGACGGGTCTTGGAAAATTTGTTACTGTCCAGACCATTAATATAATTACACCTGCTTCTACTGCGCCAAATAGCGGAACGCGCCGCCAGCTTACGCCTGTAGATCGACGCTATCTGGATGCTGTGTGGAATAGCTCAACGGGAGCTACTGTTCCGAAGCACTTTGCCATGAATGATCAGGATACGATTATTTTTGGACCTTGGCCCGATGCTACATATCGTGTTGAGGTTGTAGGAACAATTAGGCCCACGCCTTTGTCTTATAGTAATCCTACGACATTCCTTACGAATTATCTTCCTGATCTGTTCTTGTCGGCAAGCATGGCGTTTTTTGCTAAAAATTTACAAGATAAGGGCGTAGGAACGGCAAATAATGCCGAGTTTTGGGATAATAATTATAAAGAACTATATGCTTCTGCCAATGCTGAAGAGCTTAGGAAAAAATTTGCCGGACCGTCATGGACATCTATGTCTTCTGTTAAGCCTCCGGAGAGATGAAATGTTAAATCCGGAAAATATTAAAGAAATATTTAATTATAATCCAGAAACAGGCGATCTTACTTGGCGTCAACGTATTGGTGGAAGAACTCTCGGCAAAATCGGAACATTAGACAAAGATGGCTATTTAATATTTTTAATGAATTACCGAAAAAATAGGTATTGTGTTCATAGGGTTATTTGGGCTTATGTTCATGGAAAATGGCCTAAAGATCAGATTGATCATATTAATGGGATTAAAAACGACAATAGATTATGCAATTTGAGACAGGCTAATACGGCAGAAAATATGAGAAATGTTGGAAGGCAGTCTCATAATACTAGCGGAATCAAGGGCGTTTCATGGCATAAACTTCGCGGGAAATGGCGTGCAGATATCAAGGTGAATCAGAAACAAATCTGGCTTGGTAATTTTGATTGTTCTGCGGCTGCATCATTTGCGTATCAGATAGCTGCTGATAAATACCACGGAAAATTTGCGAGGTCTTTCTAATGCCATTTGAGACACTTCGCATTGTGCCTTCTGTCGATCTGGAAAAAACCCTTGCGGACAATGCTGCCGGCATTTCCTTTTCCAATTTCATCCGCTGGCGCGATAAATTGCCTGAAAAGCGTGGCGGCTCTGTATATTTCAATAATAGTTCAGCGACATATGGCGTTGTCCGGGCGCTTCATGCCTGGCAGGGTTTGAGCAATTTTAAATTTCTTGCAATTGGATCAACAACGTCTTTAACAATCTATTATTTTAACACAACAACAAATACATGGATTACAATTCCTATTACGCCCAAGTCATTAACGGTAGATGTATCTCCTACTATTGTAAGTCAAAATGCAACAACGCTTTCAGATACAAGGGTATTTGTTAATGATGTTGGACGAAACGTCACACTATATTGCACTGTAATATTTCAAACACAGGCTTCTGTTCCACCTTCTGGATCATTTGGTTCAAATGGCGCGAATTTTGGATGCTTTTTGCCCTCAAAAGGATATCAGATAAATAATCTGGTTACTGCAAATATATATGAAATAACGGGAACAAACGGACATGTTGGCGCTCCTTCTACGGGATTGGTTCCTCAATTTGTCACTGCAATTAACGATGGAATAGTAAGAGTTAATTTGCAGGGCCATACCTATGCTGTTGGCGATGCGGTAGATTTTAATGTTTCCACAACGGTTGGCGGAATACCGATTTTTGGTAGATATATTGTTACAGAATCCGTTATTACTGCTACCTCAGGTTC